ATGCGCCACGTAAACACGGTCGCCAACCTGACAGGACAGAGCCTGCCAGTTAGTGTTAAGCGTGTAGGTGGCCGGACGCAGGATTGCCTGCGCTAGGTGGAACCGTCCCAACCTCCAGATGTTATCTGGGCTTGTGACACCCGGCATCTCAAGCGACTCAAACAAGGTCGCGTTGCTGGAGTCGTAGCCGTCAGCGTAAACCTTGCGCTCATCTGGAATGAAATCCAGGTCCTCGTTGACAAAGTTGACCCTAAGCGCGTGCGGAGGTCTGAAGAACTTTTGGACGTACTGGAAGCCCCAGCTATTACGCGGTGTGAAATGCTGGCTTACTGTGGTTGGTGCCTCGTCCCAGATGACACCCCACTTGCCGTCTGTGCGTACCACGCGAGCACGGCCAGACGCGGCAATCATCCGAAGCGTGTCGAAGACGGTCTTGGCCGAGTCAGCGTAGTAGTTAAATTCCCAACCCTCACTTACGCAGTAGTCACTCCAACTCTGCAAGGAAGGGAGGTTAATCTGCTCGTCCGGGACTGCCTCATAGATGCCTGGTCCCTGTAGAGCCCAGCGGAACGCATCCGCAGGATTAGTGGACTCCTGGTCTGGCACCCAGTCAAACGCCGGACTTGTTCCGCTACGAAGCTGCCACGAGGTGACGCGCGCTTCCGCTACGCAGTTAAACGAGTCGATGACGTTGTTAAGCTGCGCGGACGCCTTAATCCGAAGGGCAACCACCGCCAGTGACTTATGGAAGTCGATCGGCGGATCGTTGCGGATACTGGTCATAGCGACCCAGTACAGCTTGGCTATAATCTGATCTTCGTTGTCGCCTTGATTCTCACCGTCATTACCGGAGCGGCTCACCCGCACGTCGTAGGCTTGACCCGGTGTGCGGGTAACTGTCTGCCGGAAGCCAAACACCTTGGGGTTATCGTTCTTACTGTCACGATCGATCGTGCCCAAGTTAGTCCAGCTACCCGTCCCCTCTGGGGCGTAGTCGATATCAACGCTGACTTGTATCTTCTTACGCGCGCCGTTGTCCTTGTCGATCTTGTACTGACCAGATGGTAGCGTGATAGTGATAAGGATCTCGTCGATGTCGTCAGCCGTTGTGCGAATGTTATCATCGCCACTGAACAACTGAACTTGCAACAGGTCTTGTAGCACCGTCCCAGGGTAAATGCTCAGCGTGTCGCCGGAGTTAAAATCCTCTTGCGGGTCAATGCTGACACCTTCAAAGTCGTTGACGTCTGTCTCGCCAATCTTAAAATCAGATAGCGTTAGCGGACCGTAACCCACGACAAACAGCAGGCGGAGGTACTGATCTGTGCCTTTGTACTCCACGTAAGTCTGAGCCCCGTATCGAGGCCATATCCGCAGGCGTCCAAATAGCATTGGGACGGGACCGTATAGGGAAGCCGAATTACGCGTCCCTGTGATCCCGAACACCGCTGGGGGAGCAGCCCGCTGATTAGCCAAGCCAGACGTGGACGGTGGCGCAACCGGGAACAGCGAGTTTACGAGCAGAGATCCCGCAACCGAGATACCCAACCCAATCACGCCCGTCGCGACAGACAGTGCTGCCGTTGCACTCAACCCAAGTGTCACAAGGCCAGGCACCAGGTACGGAGCGAACACTGCAGCCGCTACAAGCGCGATTACCGCGACGGCGATCAAGCCAATAGCACGCGCGTTAGCACCGTGCAGCACAGGCGCAAAGGTCAGCGTTCCTTTCTTAACGCGGACCCTATTAAACATGTTGTTCGGAATGTGCTTACCATCCAACTGAACATAGTAGTCAGTCAGACCAGTCTTCTGTCGCCCTTTGAGCGTCTCCTCTAGCAGCTCCGACACGGTTAGACCAGCGGGCAGCAGCTTGCGCACTGCTTCCTGGCGGAAAGGATACGGACGGCCAACTACGCAAACGCGCTCGTTGGGTCCAATGACCTCTCCTTCAAACCGCTTGACGACTAACTCCTGCATCGGAACTCTTCCATCTTCTTGTGGCGAATGAAGCGCGTCACCCGGCGCTTCAGCCGCAAAGTGGTGTAGGGCTCCACGATGCTGTCACCAAAATCAAGGCCAATATGCAGGACGTAGCCTCTACGGGTAATGACCCCAACATGACATTCAACCCCTGCGCGCGTCATTAGCACAGCGTCTAAGGGTAGCACGTCACACTCAGGGATCTCGAACCACGGTTCTTCATTACCAGCAATTATTCGGGCGGCAGCTTCACGGTCCTCAGCGGTGTCGTAGGAATAAGAGGGTAGCGTGATGTTGGCCTGCTCAGCGTAGATCAGCCGCAGCAGGCCCCAGCAGTCCACGCCCTTATGATCGCGACCGTGATCTAGGTAGGGAAGCCCCACGTATTGGTCAAACATTAGAGCTTGGAGTGGAGCCCAGGGAACGAGGCCGGATCGAAATTATCCACCGGCAGGCTCTCGGCCACCATAGAATTCAACGCGAGCTCAAAGACGATCTCCCCAATAGAGCCGGTCATCGCAACGGTGTCTAACCACGGTGTTTCCACCTCCACAGTATCCAACGCCGACAGCAGCACCAGCTCCAGCTTAACCTGCATCGGCTCAGTTACTTCTCGGAGCACCTCCAGCATTTCCGGCAGGATGAAGCCGGAGATACGGATCGAGGTGCTCGGTGGGGCGCTCTCACGCTCGTCAGGCTGCGCGATTTCCATAGGCACAAAGTAATAGTAGTTGCCTCGCGACAGGGTCGCGTAGGACAGAGGTACGTCACTGAGCCGCGTTGTCGGGTCTGACGACAACCTAAAGACCGTGCCCGGTGTGTTGGGGTCCACAACCGTCACGAGGAAGATCGGTACCTCGCCTGACTCCGCCGCGTTTATGGCTTCGCGAAGGTTGAGTGATAACGACCGGGGCATTAGGGCAGTACCTCAAACTTGATCGCCACCAACCAGAGGTCGTACTGAGTAACAAGACCAGTGCGTTGGCGAGCCACAAACTGCCGTCGAGGCGGCTCAAGAAAGCGGACCAGCCACTCGTCCGTTGGACTGGCGGTAGGACCGATACCCGTAGTTGGGAAGCCAAACGCTAGGCTCCGACTAATAAGGGTATCATCGCAGAACGCCAGCAGCGTTGCCCACTCCGTGTCGGTCATTAGCATTTGAAACGACACGGCGTAGGGTTGACCAGAAGTCATGCGACGCAGGCCAACAGGTCCAACCTCGTACTTATCCCGGATGACGTTGTTCGCTAGCTCCTCCTCGTAGCCTTCGCTGAGGACTTCGACAGGAAGGGTTAGGGGCCAGTTGATCGTTGCCATTAGAAGTTGTATCTCCACGTCTCGATGTTGTTGTTGTCTGTCTCAACGTGGCGTGGGACATAGGCGAAACCGTAGATGAAACCCTTCATCGTGAGAGTGGGGCCAGTGTTGCTACCTAGACGAAGCTGATCTATGCCCGTGGGCGCTGTATAGGATCCGTCCGTCACAGTCGCGCCACCACCTATGGAGGCATCAACGTCATTCGTGTTCCATGACATCGACATCTGCATCCGGCTGTTCGCGGTTGCAGTTCCCATGTCGGCCCCACCTTGGAAGGCGCTAGCCGACTCAAGGTAAAAATTCGGTTCGTTGTCCACGTAAAACTGTACAATGTTGTTGTCCACGCCAGCATCTGTGAATGATGCAATAATGTATGCCGCCGGATCCAGGTCTCTAAGTAGAAAGTCAACGTACATCGAACCGGGGTTCTGCTGGAAAGGTGTGGCACTAGTAGCCAGGGTGATATTGTCGACGACCCGCGTGCCGTTACCTGTAAGTGAGGGAACGTAGGACGTTGGCTTATTCCCTACCTCAGCCTGAGCCCCCCACAACGACCAGGTCGAGCTTGTGCCAGTGTAGGTGGGATCGCAAATGGTGGTAAAGGTGTTACCCGAGGCTGCACCAGCCCCACCAAGAGTAAAGTCACCGTTGGCTTGCGTGATGGAACCCGAGACAGACATTCGGTACCAGCCACTACCAACATTGATGATCTCAGTATTGTTGATTGTGCCACTGGTCGCTCCCACTTTAGTTTCGCCGAGCGTACCGTTTGAAAGATCAAACACCGCAGCAAAGCAGTGGTTGTTAATACCAAACTTTAAGTAGACGAAGTTTCTAGTGCCTGCCTTTGCGTAGGCGCTGACCGAGTAGGCGGCACTAGCCGTTGTAACAAGAGCTAAGTCGTAAACATGATGCCCGGCCGAAGCACTTGTGTCCTCAGTGAACAGATCGGCGGTAGTAGTTCCATCTGGCGCGGTTTGGCCGTCCGCAATCGAGGTAAGACCTCCGCCGACGGTGCTCCACGGTGTCGTACCAAATGCCTCACTTTGAAAGGCAAGGTTAGTTGCTGCTGGCTCGATCTGGATGCCGTACTTAGTATTAGCAACGTCGTAGCCCTGCGGGACACCATACCAAGCCGAAGCAACGTTGGCGTGGTAAGGATGTAGGAAAGGACCGACGCTCTGCTGAGCGCCCCAAATGAACAACCCAGACGTCCCATCACCAGCATAGGCGTCGCTTACGTTGGTAGTGCCGTCATCGGCAAGAGCGAAGAGGGTGGGCGTTGTATTACCCGACTGCACAACAGCAGAGCAGTGGCACCACCCACTGCCGATCGCTTTTGTTGTCGCAGACTTCAAAGTCGTACTTGTCCCCGGAATATCAACAGTGCAGTTTACAATGTCGAAGTTTGGGAGTTCACTAGCGGCACCCAGCCCCATGCCAGTGAACTGCAGGTAACGGGTAGAACCCGCGCCTGTCACCTTGGCGTAAATCGAAACATTGTAAATCGTACCAGTAACAGGGGCGACGGCACTCGATAGTTCACGTGAGATCGCGCCACTGGCTGTTTCGACTAGCGTGTCAGCGGTTGAAGTTCCATCCGGCGCAGTGGTCGAATTAGCTGTAACTGTGACGTTATTTTTAGTCCACGCCGCGTTGTCAAACGTCTGGGTCTGGACTTCCCGATTTTGCGGCGTTGACCGCACGTTGGGTGTTGCTCCCCAATGGACGTTCTTATTGGTTACTGCTGACTGGACGACGTTTGACCCGGTGATAGCTGAGAGAGTGCTATCATTGAACGTAAACCCATTCAGCTTGACGCTTTGGTTATTTGCGGGCGTGCCAGTGTCGAGAATGTAAACTGAGCCTTCAGGAGCCGTGGCGTCAATGTTGAGGCACTCAACCTCACCCTGACAAAGTCGCGCGGCGCCCGTAAGGAATCTGTACGGGTTAACAACCTGCGCGGTTGCAGGCAGGACCGCCGCTAGAGCGACAAGAAGAAGTCCTGAGAGGAAACGCTTCATTTTAGCTCTGCCTTCCGAGTAGGCTGCACTTAAGACCTTTTGCAGTACCATCTCCAACTTGGTCAATGTCAATGGTCATTTCAGCATCATCAGCGAGAGCAGCGTCAGAGATTACAGAAGCCGTTGCAGCTGTCGTACTCGTCTTCTCTGTGTTGTCGATAGTGACCTTCGTCGAGATCACGGTCGTGCCGGACTCGTTGATGTCGACCGTGAAAATCGACCCAGACGTCTGCGCTGTAGTCAAAGAACAACGCACTTCTGTTAGCCGAAAGGCATAAGGCATGCGCCATGTAACTTTACCAGTACCCGTGGTAAGCGCAGTCACCTCGTCAGAAGCTGCAACAGGGCCGAAGGAGTCTCCGTTGTCGCACGACACGATTACCCAGTCGAGCAGCGTCGAGTTAAACATCAGTTCAGCCATATCCTCGTTATCGTCGAGGATGCAGTCACCACCGTTTGCACCTGAGATGTTACCGCTACTGTCCCCCTTAATGACAACCGTC